TAGTGTGTCGCGCGCCGCCAGCATCCTGTCTTGGGTGACCTGCTGTGGGATGGTCGGTGTGCTGCCTTGCGGCTGGCTGATGCCGGCTTGCACGCTGTCCTGCTCAGTGCCGACCAGGGACGAAATGCCCACCGCCTGCGCGAGCAGCAGTTGTCTGCCCAGGTTATAGAGCGCGCCGGCATTGGTATCGATCTGTCTGCGCGAGGGCGTGGCCGCAATGATCGAGGTGCGCGCGAGCATGGACTTCGCCGCCGCCGTTGTGGTGAGCAACTTGACCACATTGGACCAGGCCGCGATGGTGCCTGCGCTGCCGGACATGCCGAAGGCATTAAGCAGCGTGTGCCCCAGCATCGCTGGATCGCGCAGGAAAGAGGCTGCCTGGGTGACCAGATTGTTGAGCGATGTCGCTTCGGAGGGAGGAAAAATTCGTCAGCACTTGCGCGCTCTGGCCAGCCCCGATGAACCCCAGCATGGTGGCCAGTTGTCCTTGGGCGGCTGCCGCGACGAAACTCTGGAAGCCGGCGACGGTGAAGTTGTCCGTGAAATCTTGGATCGCCGCAGTGGCCAGTCCATCGGCAGCAAGCCGGCTGGCTGCCTGGGTGGAACGGGTCGGATTGGGGAAGGTGAGTTCGCCCGACTCGACGAAGGACAAGGACACTGTCGCCACGCCCAGCGCTGCATCGAAGCGCACGCGTGCCGGTGCCGATAGGCACACTTGCATCGTCCCGAGCCAGGGATGCACGAGCGTGCCGGGTCCGGCTGTTTCCAGCAGGGAGAGTAGGGCATTGGCTTGATCGATGTAGTCGGTGCCGATCAGAAAGGCGTCCAGCGCGATTTCGCGGGTGGCGCGGCCGAGGTCTTCGACCCAGGGCGTGTCGCGCTGGGGATACTCATGGATCTGCACGCGGCGGCCGACACCGCAGTCGGCACCATTGACCTGGAAGGCCATCCCACGAAAGGAGGCTGGATGCAGCGCGTCGGAATACGTGGCCATTAGAGTCGTGTAGTGCTATGGCATCAGCAGCGCATGCGTGCTGTAACCGGCATCGACATTGATCGGCATGGTGCCGCCACGGACCTGCTCGACGCGTGAGCCTGCTATGGCATCAGCAGCGCATGCGTGCTGTAACCGGCATCGACATTGATCGGCATGGTGCCGCCACGGACCTGCTCGACGCGTGAGCCGGCGGGCGGGCAGACCATCGATCTTGATGTTGACCTGGCCCTCCACTTTGGTGCCGCCGGCTGCTTTCCCCAACAAAGAGGGCCGTTCGCCGGCAACGGGCGAGGTCAGCGACGAAAAAGGCGTGCCTCGGGAAGGACGGCTGCGCGCGGGGGCCACCGATGTCTCGTCCTCGGCACCGATTCCGAAGGCATGACCGACGGACTTGGCCGCATCGACCATCCAACTCAGTTTGTCCGACAACCAGTGGACGAAATCGCCGAACCACGTCTTGATCGGCTCCCAGTGCTGGATGATCGTGCTGGCGATCCAGCCAATCGGACCGAGGCAGGTGGGTGAGAATCAGTTCGCCATGCGCCTTGATCCAGCTCCAGAAGCTGTTAAACCAGCTCTTCAGCGTGTCCCAGTTCTCGACGATGAGCCAGGCCGCCGAGGCGATGGCCAGGATGATGCCGAGGGGGTTGGCCATCATGGCGGCACCAACAGCGCGAATGCCGCCGGCGACCATGGCAAAGGCGCTGGACATCAGGCCACTCATGGAGACGGTCGTGGTGGTCAGTAGTGTCCAGCCCGAGCGCAAGAGCGCTAACGGACCGGTGACCAACTGTGATGCGCCCAGCCCCATGCGCAGCATCGAGTGGTGGTCAGTAGTGTCCAGCCCGAGCGCAAGAGCGCTAACGGACCGGTGACCAACTGTGATGCGCCCAGCCCCATGCGCAGCATCGACAGCCAGCAGCGCTGCATTACTGGCGACATAGGCTCTGGCCGCCATCCCCAGCAACGCGATCCCCGCGCGCCCGACGGCGAGCGCTGCATTACTGGCGACATAGGCTCTGGCCGCCATCCCCAGCAACGCGATCCCCGCGCGCCCGACGGCGACGACCAATCCGCCCAGGGCCATGATGGTCTGGGCATTCATTACCACCGCCAAACCGATCAGGGCATTGCGCGGACCACCGACGAAGTCGACCAACTTGCCGATGCCGTGTCCGAGCGACAGCACACTGCGGGCCATGCCGCGCCAGTCGATGCTGGACAACCCACGCCCCAAGTCCTTGGCGATGCGACCGACCTCGGTGGACACCAGTTTTTTGTTAGCCGCCATCCAGTCGTTGAATCCATCCAGCAGTGGTTGGTTTGATCGCCGGTACCAGGTTCTTGGCAATGATGATCTGGAAACCCTTGCTGACGATCTCCAGATCGCGCAGTGATTTGGCGAATTCGCGCGAGCGACCAATGTCTTCCTCGCTCATGACGCCTTTGAAGCGAGACATGCGTGCCTGTGCTTGCTCGATGCCTTCGCCACCGGCCTCCAGCAGCGGGACGATTTCCTGCCACTTCTTCCCGAATAGCGCCATTCCCATGCGTGCACGCACGGCGGGATTTTCGTTGCGTACGAAGGCGTCGGCCAGCTCTGGCAGCACGCCCATGCCCGAACGCAACTGACCGGACGCATCACGCATGGCGATGCCCAGATGGGTCAGCAGTGCGGCCGCTTCCTTGCCCCGTCCGTTGGCCGCACGTCCCAGGGTCAGGTTGAGTTTGCCCATGGCCCCTTCCATCTGTTCGACCGCCACGCCGTTTTGTTCGGCGACGTACTTCATGCGCTGAAACTGTTCCACGCTCATGCCAGCGCGCGTGGCACCGTGATGCACGGCTTCGCCCAGCTCGGCATAGGCATGTATCGCATCCTTGACCTTGGCCAGGCCAAAACCGGCCGCTAGGCTGCCGACGATGCCGATGGGCAAACCGAACTTGCCGGCCAGACCGGAGGCGGACTTGCCGATGTCGGTGAGATATTTGCGCGCGGCTTGTGCGGGAGCCTCGACCGACTTCAGTGCATTGATGAGGCTTTGCGCATTGGCCGACAAAATGGCCTTGAGTTCGAAACGATCAGACATGAGGGGGCGTGGATTGGGAGGGCATCACGGACTGTCCTGCAGGCGCTGTGCGATGCGCTCGGCGTGTTGGTTCCACAGTTCGAATTCGGCCAGGCTCAAACTCAGGACGTGGCGCGGGGAAGTCTTGAAGAACCAGGCGACTGATGCACGGCTTCGCCCAGCTCGGCATAGGCATGTATCGCATCCTTGACCTTGGCCAGGCCAAAACCGGCCGCTAGGCTGCCGACGATGCCGATGGGCAAACCGAACTTGCCGGCCAGACCGGAGGCGGACTTGCCGATGTCGGTGAGATATTTGCGCGCGGCTTGTGCGGGAGCCTCGACCGACTTCAGTGCATTGATGAGGCTTTGCGCATTGGCCGACAAAATGGCCTTGAGTTCGAAACGATCAGACATGAGGGGGCGTGGATTGGGAGGGCATCACGGACTGTCCTGCAGGCGCTGTGCGATGCGCTCGGCGTGTTGGTTCCACAGTTCGAATTCGGCCAGGCTCAAACTCAGGACGTGGCGCGGGGAAGTCTTGAAGAACCAGGCGACTTCGTTCGAAGACGCGCTCGGTGAATTGCTCACTCGATCCGGCGGTGCTGTCACTCGATCCGGCGGTGCTGTGTCCTCCCCGAAAAAACCCAGCACCGCCTGCGTGGCGCGTCCAAAATCACCCAGCGACAGCGCCTTGACGCTGGACAGTGGAATGGCGGCCAGTCGCGCCACGTAATGGGCGACCACATTCATGCGTACTTCCACGGCAGGCTCTTCCATGCCATTGCCGGGGAGTAGTCGCATCGGTTGCCCGAGGTCAATCACATCGCCTGTGGTGGGTTGGCGCAGGACCAGGCAGTCGATTTCTTCGCCGTGTGCGAGCACCGCGTAGCTCAGGGGAAGCGTGAGAGATTGCTGCGTTGCGATTGGATCACTCATTGGTTGTTACTCCATTGTCCTTGGCTTCCCGAGAATTCGATCTCGATCGTGCCCTCAATCGGTTTGGCTTTTGGCTCGCCACGCACGAATGCGTTGGAGAGCGTGTAGACGACACCGTTGGCCAGTTCGGCGGTCACGGTCAGGTTGGTGTTGGTGCGCAGGGTATTCACGGGGAAATCCGGTTGGAGAGCGTGTAGACGACACCGTTGGCCAGTTCGGCGGTCACGGTCAGGTTGGTGTTGGTGCGCAGGGTATTCACGGGGAAATCCGGGGTGAACAGCGCCACCACCTTGATGTAGGGCGGGCTCCAGTGCTGTTTCCTTGAAGCCAGCCGGCCCAGACAGGCCCATGACGGCCTCGCGCTTGAATTCGGTGAGTGGGATTTCGATGTCGCCTCCAGTGCTGTTTCCTTGAAGCCAGCCGGCCCAGACAGGCCCATGACGGCCTCGCGCTTGAATTCGGTGAGTGGGATTTCGATGTCGCCAGAGAGAGATTTCGAACTGTGCGCCGTCGATCTTGATGAAGCAGATGCCTGCAATGCGTTGTGCCATGGTCGACTCTTGTCAGCTCAGGATCTGGTTGGTCGGATACTGCAGGCGGAACTGGTTCAGCACCGCGAACAAACACCCGCAATTGATTGACGTAGTCCGGCGGGAACAGCACATTGATGCGGTTCGTGTCGCCTGGATCACGCTCGACGATCAGGTGCTGTTTACCCGCAATTGATTGACGTAGTCCGGCGGGAACAGCACATTGATGCGGTTCGTGTCGCCTGGATCACGCTCGACGATCAGGTGCTGTTTGAAGGAAGGTGTCCAGGTTCTCGACAATGCCCAGGTACTCCATCTGGCCGTAGACGGCGCATAGCTCGCCCTTGATGACCGCAGGGGTCACGATGGCCTGGCCTGCGGCGAAGCGTGTGCCGTCATCGGCCAGCTTGTGCCTGGGGTACTTCGAGGTGATCACGCTCTTGAGCGCACGTAGTACATAGGCCGAGGTGTGCAGGGTTTCCGAATCCAGATAGCTGCTATCTGGCGCTCCGAAACTGTTTTGCTGGTAGGTGGTGATGGCACGTTCAACCCGAAGTTGGCCGCCAGAAACGAAACTGGTGGCGATCCCGAAGTTGAGTAGCGCCTGTCTGTCCTCGAACACGAAGCGGTTGCCTGCACGCGGTGCAAGCAGGCCCAGCAACGGTGTGGTCTGCGTTGGGCGCGCAGGATCAGCTGCGATGTCCACGGCATTGGCACCACCGTAGGCGGCTGTGTATTCCCAGCAAGGATTGGGACAATCGGCATCGATGGCGGCGAGGGTGTGGTGCTGGTCGTTGCGGGTCATGCCGAAGGCGACCAGATCGCTGAGTGTGCCGCGCAGGGCGCTGTAGGCATGGCCATAGATAGGGTGTGGTGCTGGTCGTTGCGGGTCATGCCGAAGGCGACCAGATCGCTGANCGAAACTGGTGGCGATCCCGAAGTTGAGTAGCGCCTGTCTGTCCTCGAACACGAAGCGGTTGCCTGCACGCGGTGCAAGCAGGCCCAGCAACGGTGTGGTCTGCGTTGGGCGCGCAGGATCAGCTGCGATGTCCACGGCATTGGCACCACCGTAGGCGGCTGTGTATTCCCAGCAAGGATTGGGACAATCGGCATCGATGGCAGCGAGGGTGTGGTGCTGGTCGTTGCGGGTCATGCCGAAGGCGACCAGATCGCTGAGTGTGCCGCGCAGGGCGCTGTAGGCATGGCCATAGATTTGCTTGGCGTAGGACCAACGGCCGGTGGTGTCGTTCAGCTCAATTTGCAAGTCATTCAGCGCCAGCGCATGGGCATAGGGATGGATGATGAAGTCGTAGGTGTCATCACCCATGCCGGGGATGGCGGTCAACGGCCGGTGGTGTCGTTCAGCTCAATTTGCAAGTCATTCAGCGCCAGCGCATGGGCATAGGGATGGATGATGAAGTCGTAGGTGTCATCACCCATGCCGGGGATGGCGGTGGTG